TTACACACACTGGAGATGTATTTTTTGGAGTGCATTATGTAAACCCCGGTACAAAGAAAGCAACGACAGATTTTGGTCAAAGAGGTTACAGTCCAGCAGAAGGCGCATTAACTCTTAGTACACCAAACTTATTAACACCTACCTATCAAGGAATAGATTATTTTGATGCTACTCTCTACGAAGGCAATGGAACTGGACAAAGAGTAGGTGACTTTGTTCCTTTCACTGATGCTTACACTGTAGATAATTCTGCAATGTTTGATGATGGAGATACCAGAATTTTATCTAGGACGTTTGGCACAGCCGACAGTCTTAGAAAGATGACTTTCAGCACATGGGCTAAGTGGACAAATCCCGCTGGCTCTGAGCAAATTATTTTTTCGTCTGGAACGTCTTTAAGTAATAGATTTGAAATATCTTTTGCAAGTGCTGATAATATAACTATTTTTTCAAAGGTATCGAACAGCACTGTTTTAAGTCTTGGAAGTGACATTGATATTGCTGACACAAGTCAGTGGGTAACCATTGTTTTATCAATTGATACAGACCAAAGTTCAACAGCAGAGCGATATAGACTTTTTATAGATGGCGTCCAACAAACACTAACGGGAACTGATTCTATTGGTAATGCTGACATACATCTTAATTCAGCAATACAGCATAATATTGGTGGTCGAGACGGAGGTCTTGCAGCAGCGTATTTTGACGGTTATTTTGCAGAAACAGTTTTTATTGATAACGCTAGGCTTGATGCTTCTTCATTTGGTCAGTTAGATACATCAACTAATCGCTGGGTTCCAAAGAGTGTAAGCGGCTTAACCTTTGGTGCAAATGGGTTTTATTTAGAGTATGAGGGTACATTTGACACTGGCAGCGGTGCTGGAACAGATACCTCTGGAAGAAGTAATAACTTCACAGAGGAAGGCAGTTGGGCAACATCTGATAAGTTTACAGATACTCCTTCTAAAAACTATGCTATATATGATACAGTTAAGGGTGCTGTTCATACAGCAATGTCTTTGTCTGAGGGCAATCTAACTACAAAAGATGGTAATGGTTCTGTTGCTTTAGCAGCAGGTTTTCCAATACAAGATGGTTACTGGTATTACGAAGTTAATACTATCGAAGATGTAAACAATATGGTGTTTGGATTATTTAATCCAGCTACAACAGTTACAGGATCTACAAGCAACCCTTCTCTTTCTGGTATACAAGTTACCGGTGGTACTCTTATCATGCAAAACAATGGAGGTTCAAACTCAACGGCTGGACCAACTCTTTCAAATCCATCAGCAGGAGATGTTGTAGGAATTTACATAAGAAAAGTTAAGAACAACTATGGTATGTGGTTTTCTTTAAATGGCACTGCTATGAGCAATACTCCCGCTGCTACTGAAACAGCTACTCCAGATATAAGCTTTGGGGCTACTATTGAATTAGTTCCAGCAGTGCACTATGGCAATCCCGGCACTAAGGAAGCACAAACAAACTTTGGACAGTTACTACAATTTGATGGTGGAGCAACGTCATTCAACGCTGCCTCTGATGGATATTGGAAGCATGCTCCTGTAACAGGATTTAAAGCACTTAACCAAGATAATTTAGACGACACTGCATCTAAACTTACAGCTTGGGCATGGATCAAAAATAGAGATGCTGATGACAACCATGTTCTAGTAGACAGAGTCAGAGGAGTAGGCAAGGTTTGGGAATCTAATACTAATACAGCAGCTTTTACTAATGCTAATACTGTGCAGAGATTTCTACAGAGAGGTGTACAGGTTGGCAATGATGTACAGGTAAACACTGCCAATGAAAGTTATGTTCTTTGGCAGTGGCTTGTAGGTAATAGTGCAACAACTGGTAGCACAACAAGTCCTGCTGGAACTATTCCATCTACAACCATTGTATCTGACACTGGTCATTTCAGTGTCGGGACTTATACTGGAACTGGTGCTGACAACGCTACAATAGGACATGGACTTGGTGGTATCCCAGAAATGATTATAGTTCGCAACCTCAGTCGTAGTACATTTGGCTTAGTTTGGCATACAGATGGTGGGGGTGCTACACATACGGCAGATTTTGCGGTCACTGCAACTTTCTCAGCTAACTCTCAGAAATTTGGTGGAAGTGATGCATCTAATCCAACTGCTGATGTGTTTAAAATTGGTACTCATAATGAAATAAATGCAAATACTGAAAGTTTTGTGTTCTATGCATTTCGCTCTATTCCCGGTGTGTGTAAGGTAGGGTCTTTTGCAAGTGCTAATGCTCAAGATGGAAGCTACATTTCATTAGGGTTTAAACCTAGATGGATTTTAATTAAGAGAGCAGATTCAACTGCTAGAGATTGGCAAATTTTAGATACAGCAAGAAGTCCTATAAATGTAGCTAAATTATTTCTCGAACCTAACACCAGTAATGCAGAGGCAACGTCCACGGATACCGCAAATTTTCATGCTGATTTGCTTAGTGACGGTTTTAAAATTAGAACAAATTCAAGTGTAGTCGGAGGTAATCCGATGATTTATCTAGCTATGGCTGAAATAGGGGGTAATGGTACGCTACCACCGATATACGGAAGGTAATTATGTTTAAAAAACTATTTAGTAAAAAGAAAAAAGCACATGAACTTAACAACTACAGACGATCACAGAACATCCGTTATGAAGATGTTTGCATGTAAGGAAAGTGAGAAATGATCGCACTAGAACTTAATGGTCAGCTTGTTTACCAAGGTAGCTGGAATGGAAGATTGCAAGAGATGCTGGGATTGGTAGGAAATAATCAACCAAAACTGCCGTTCTCATCGTCTTTTGGCACTTTAAGAAACGTGGAATACAGCAGACCAATTTTAGAAAAATATCAAACAGAGGGTTCTGAGATTGGTCAGGTATCAGGAGACGCATGGGTTATTAGCGTTTCGGCAAAAGACATTTCTATAGAAGTTGCTAAGGAACAAGCAAAATCTGAAATATCTCAAAAACGGTTTGAGGTAGAAACAGGTGGCATATTTTTAAACAATAAGTTTTATATAACGGACAGGGACTCGCAATCTGCCATTAGCCGCATGACAGGCACAGTTAGTTGGAAAGCAGCTGCTACGGTTGTAAAGGACGTTGTGCAAGAAGACGAGTCAACAGTGGAAACAACTTTTATTTCTGATCCTGAGTTTGTTGATACAGACATGGATGCTTTAAAGTCTGCTGTTGCTACTCACGTTGCAAATGCTTACGCTAAGGAAAAAGAACTTCTAACAGCAATCAATGCTGCTAATGACATTGCTGCCTTACGCCAAGTTGATTTAACATCTGGATGGGCTGAAATACCCTCGCAGGAATAAAATGAAAATACTTATTTTAACTTTAATATTTTCCGTATTGACTTTACACACAGCTGTTGGGGATACTTGGAGTAAAAATGATAAGGTGAGCGTGTTTTTTATGTGCCGTGAGGAAAAAGACATAATGGACGTTGCTCTTGCAGACTCTACAACTTTGCAGAAATATCTTACTGTTCTAACAACGAAACAGTTTGATGGGAATTGTAGCCGCATTTTTCCTCCTATTTTGCTAAGTGTGTATTCTGTAATATCTGGTTATCAGGACCACAGAAAAAAACAAATGAGCATTTTAAAACTGTATGATCCTAATACAGATTTGCAAGCTGGCTACATTTTAGCAGAAGGTAGTCCGGCTAATGCCAAAGAAACATCACATTAACTTGACAACTGCTTAAAATAATGGTAAAATAAACTAAGGACTAGGCAAATGACAGTAGAATCTGCCAGCTTTATTAGCCAACTAAGTGCATCTAACCCAGCTGCTGGTGATAATGTATCGGAAGGTGACGATCATATTCGCCTTGTAAAGACCGTCCTTCAGACACAGTTTCCAAATTTAGGAACCACCGCTGTTAATCCAACAGCATCGCAGTTAAATAAATTGGGGTTTGAGACGGGTACGGTTATGATGTTCGCATCTAACTCAATACCTACTACTCAAACAATTAGTGGCATAAACGATTTTTTACTGTGTGATGGTTCATCTTATTCTACCTCTACCTATTCTGTTTTGTTTGGAGTGATAGGAACCACCTTTGGCGGTTCGGGAAGTAACTTCAATGTTCCAGATTTTAGGACATTTTTTGCCGCAGGTGTAGGAAGCGGGTTTGTTTTAGGCACGTCTCAAACTGCTACTGCCTCTTCTGGAACAGACGTTTTGAAAGTACAACCTATCAACTTTATTATAAAGACTTGACATGGCAATAAACTACAGAGGTGAGAAGTTTTCCGGATACAACAAACCAAAGCGGACTCCGGGTAAAAAGAAAAAGTTTGCTGTATTGGCAAAGCAAGGCAATCAGGTTCGCCTAATACGCTACGGTGATCCTAATATGTCTATTAAGAAAGACCAACCAAAACGACGTAAAAGTTTTCGGGCTAGGCACCGTTGCGATTCTAGCCCCCCTAGTAAACTAACGGCCAGATACTGGTCATGTAAAAAATGGTAGGAGAATACTATGCCGGGACATTACGGAAAGAAAAACGGAAACGGTATGATGAAGCCTAAGAAAAAAATAATGAAAAAGAAGAAGATGAAAAAATAAATTTATGCCTAACCCATCAACTTTATCAAGAGAGCAAGCTAGTCAAGCTAGTATAATTCTTGAAAACCCAGTGTTTAAACAAACACTAGAGAATTTAAGTAACAGGCTAATATCCCAATGGACAATAGCTGACACTGTAGAAGAAAGAGAACTTTGCTGGATGAAGTTAAACGCTTTGAGTTCCGTTAAGGAAGACCTGCAAGCTTTTATACACAGCGACAAAATTGAAAACGGAGAAAACTAATGAGTGAGGCACAGACCAATCCCGAAGGGGAAGTCAAACAGCCACAACTTACAATGTTCGATGTCATGTTTGGAAGTGAGGAAAACACTAATCCGGAACAAACAATCGAAGAACCTACCTCAGACAACTCAGAAGAGTATGAAGCTGAAGCCTTTGACGAGGCCGAAGAAGAAGTTTCCGAAGAGTTTGAAGAGGTAGATGAGTACGAGGTAGCTGACGAAGAAACTCCTACAGAGACCGTACAAGCTTACACTGTTAAAGTAGACGGTGAAGAGTTTGAGGTTACACTGGACGAGTTACGAGATGGTTATCAGCGGCAAGCGGATTACACACGTAAATCGCAATCTCTAGCAGAGCAACGTAAGGCTTACGAGGCTAATCTACAAGCGGTCCAAAACGAGCGTCAACAGTATGCCCAAGTTTTGGAGCAAATGTCTCAAAACCAAAATTATGAATTACAGCGGTTTGAGAACATTGACTGGAAAGAACTTAAAGACGAAGACCCAATGGAATACATGGAGAAGCGTCTTGAGTATCAAGAAGCTAAGGACAGAGTAACTCAGCTGAATAACGAACGCGCCAGAGTGAAGCAGCAGTCTCAGCAAGAGTTTAATGAAATAGTAACTCAGAAGGTACAGCAAGAGGCAGAACTTCTAGCTAAGGCTTTACCAGAGTATTCTGAGCCGGGGTCAACTTTAAAAACTGATCTTAGAAACTATGCGCTTAGTCTTGGTTTTCCAGCTAATGAAATAGATAGCATTACTGATCACAGAGTTGTATTGGTATTGCACAAAGCTATGTTGCAGGACAATGCAACTAAGGGTGTTAAAAAAGTTAAAGTTGCTCCCAAGGTCGTTAAATCAGGAACGCCTCAGACTAAAACACAAAGAGTCAAAAAGGCCGCTCAGGTTAAACGAGAGAGATTAGCAAAAACAGGTAATGCCAGAGACGCCGCAAATGTTTTTCTGGATTTAATCTCATAACCTTTTAGGAGGAACTACACATGGCACAGCCAACTGGTGTATATGTTTCATTCTCCTCTGTTGGTCTTCGGGAAGACTTGGAGAATGTAATTTACGATATTTCCCCAACTGATACGCCCTTCATGTCTATGGGCGGTCGCACAGATGCAATTGCAGTTAATCACGAATGGCAGACTGACTCCCTAGCAGCAGCTGCTGACAACTTTAACGAAGAAGGTGCTACGCTTACGGCATCAGAGCCAGCAGCTACCACCCGTGTCGGTAACATTTGTCAGATCAGTCTCAAAACGACTTTGGTATCTGGTACTCTTGATGCGGTCTCGAAAGCAGGCCGTAATGAAGAACTTGCTTATCAAATGTCTAAGCGTTCTAAAGAACTCAAGCGCGACATGGAACGTACTTTGGTAGGCGTCAACCAAGCTAAAACTGCGATGTCTGCTGACAGCACGGTTCGTAAACTTGGTTCGCTGACCACTTGGGTCAATACCAACATTTCTAAAGCATCGAACGGTTCTAACGGGTCAGGCGCAGGTGCTGCTGCTCGTTCAGACGGTTCTGCCCGTGCGTTTACAGAAACACTGCTGAAAGCAGCAATTGTTTCGGCTTACAATGAAGGTGCCGACATCCAATATTTGATGATGGCTCCTTCGGCAAAGCAGACGTTCTCTAGCTTTGTTGGCGTTGGTGGTGCCAGCGGCGTTTCCAACTTTACCGATACGGCCGATCAACGCATCATTGGTGGCATGGATGTTTATGTTAGTGACTTTGGCGAAATGGCCGTTGTTCCTAACCGACTCCAGCGCGCCCGTGATGTCTGGTTGCTTGACCCTGAGTATTACGGAGTAGCTTATCTGCGTCCGTTCTTCCAGAAGGAAGTTGCCAGTACGTCTGATGGTGAGCAGCGTGCAATTATTACTGAGTATACTCTTGTTTGTAAAAACGAGAAAGCTCTTGGCGCTGTATACGACATCGGTTAATCTAAGCAGGGGGAGGGCTAACTACTCTCCCCCATTTAGAGAGTAAACATGACTGACCCTATTAAAACAAAATTTAAATACGATCACGGTGAAGATAAAGTTATATTGCACAGTGTGCAAGATGTAGAGCCTCTCTTAGAGCTAAACAAAAAAGAGTTGACGGGAGATTCTATGTATGGCATTGGTGACAATGCTGTTGGTATGCGTAAAGTAGCCAGCATTCCACTGGTAGTTATTGAAAAGTGGAAAAAAGAACTTGGCATAGATATTATGAACAAGAATGACTGGCCTAAAATTAAACAGCTTCTGAATGATCCGGAAAATAGATTTTTTAGGACTAAAGAAGGCAGACTATAATGGCTCTTTCTACGTTTTCAGAACTCAAAACATCTGTAGCAAACTACCTTAACAGGGACGATCTCACAAGCGTTATCCCTGATTTTATAACGCTTACAGAAAATCGTATTAATAGAGAACTGAGAGCAAGGGCTAATGTAAGTAGGGTAACCACTACTACTACCTCTGGAACAGACATCTATGATTTTCCAGCTGACCTTATTGAGCTTAGAAGTGTTAGCTATGTTTCCGGAAATAATAAAACTGCTCTTTCCTACATGACTCCAGAATCTGGAACTAGGGAATATGGCACTACCGCAAATGGTGTGCCACGATCTTACTCTAGTTTTGGCAAAACAATAAAAATTATTCCTACACCTGATGCAGCGTACACTGTAGAGCTAGTTTACTATAGCACATTGGCCAGTTTGTCAGACAGTGTTACTACCAACAACATTTTAACAGAGTTTCCAGCGTTGTATCTTTACGGCGCGTGTTTAGAAGGTGCTATATTCCTAAACGACTCTGAGGAAATTACCAGATTTGACGCTATCTTTAACAGAACCTTGGTAGATATTAAGGAGTCAGAAGAAAAAGCTAGGTACGGTGGTAATGTTATGGCCATGACCGTGCAAGGTGATCCGGGCTCCTTAGTTCGTAGAGGTGCGTAATGACTACAAAATTTCCAAGTATCACAATTGACGGCGGCGTGGGGCGCAGGGTTAGTAAGACTGGAGGTACTAATTGGGTTCTTGATAATTTTAATATTATACAAGAAGAAGGTGGAAACTTGCTAACTGAAGATAACAAATTTATTGCTAGGGCAGAGTTTAAAGATGTAGTGTGGACAACTGACGAAGCTACTGGCAATGGCTAAACAAATATTTGACATATCATCCAAGCAAGGGGCCTTTTCCTTAAACAAGGACTTATCCCCATATGATATGGGCCCATCGTTTTTTAGCGATGTCCAAAATGCTAGATTTGTGGATGGCAAAGCTGGTAAAATCTTAGGTCATTCTCAAGTGTTAGGAACCCCGACAGTACCTCCACTGTGGGCTATTGACTTTTTACAAGGTAGTAATAGCCTATGGATATACGGCGGTGCTACCTCTTTACACAAAATTACAGGCACTACCCACGCAGCTGTAACACGCAGCAGTGGAGCGTATACTACTTTGACAGGAACTTCAAACAATTGGTGTGGTGGTGTCCTAGGTGGCGTATTGGTTCTAACCAATGGTTTAGACGTACCTCAAAGCTTAACTCAATCCGGTAGCCTGTTTACAGATTTGCCAGATTGGCCGTCTACTTTAAAATGTAAATTAATTGTGCCATTTAAAAATCATCTAATTGCTCTCAATCTTACCGACTCTGGTACAGAAAAACCTTTCACAATTAGATGGAGTGACGCTATACCAGCAGGTGCAGCAACTAACGGAACAAACACTTGGAATACTGGAAGTGCAGCTTCACAATCTGCTGAAACCTCTATATCGTCAGCAGAGGGTCATATTGTCAACGCTCTGCAAATGGGCAACGAATTAATAGTTTACTTAGAGGACAGCATATATGCTCTCAACTTTGTAGGCGGTGCGTTTACTTTTCAAGTTAGACAAAAGTTTAAAGATACAGGATTGTTTGCGAAAGAGGCTGTAGTCGATCTTGGTAATGGTAGTCATGTTTTAATGACCACTGACGATGTTGTCGTACACAATGGTAACAGTGTTAAAAGCGTAATTGAAGACAGAGTTAAGGACTTCTTATTTGGAGAGATTGATTCTTCTGCCGCTGACAAAACATTTTTAGTACATAACAAACACAAATCAGAAGTTTGGATTTGCTATCCTGCAACTAACGCTGTCAATAATTTTCCTGACTCTGCTGTAATATGGAACTATCAAGATAACACGTGGTCTACCAGAGATTTGCCAAACGTCAACTATATTGCCAAGGGCGTTGTAAATCCTGTTTTGGCTAATACTTGGACAGCATCCACAGCAACTTGGGAAAAGTATACTCTTAATTGGGCGCAAGCACCGTACAACCCTGTAATCAACTCATTACTAATGTGCGGCACAAACGACACTAAATTTTACCTAGCTGATTCCTCAACTACGTTTGACGGAACTAGTTTCCTAACAAAATTAGAACGAGTTGGTTTACACTCTGGTCGCACAGATGCTGTTAAATCTGTTACTAGGGTGTTTCCTAGAATAGAAGGGACGGGTAGTGTTAATATAAGTGTCGGCGCTGAGTTACAACCGTTTCAAGGCGTATCCTATAATGATCCAGTGGCTTTTGAGATAGGTACAGACTTTAAAGTAGATTGTAGAGTTAAAGGTAGATACATTGCTATCAAAATAGAAAGCAGTGCTGATACCCAATTTGAGCTATCTGGAATGGCTATAGAGGCAGAGGTAGTGTCTGACAGATGAGTACGCCGTCAACAGAGTTTTTAAGGTTTGATCCTTCAACGTGTCCACAGGATTTAGAGGGTATTCCAAAATTTATAGATGAGATGCTTTTACAGGTAAAAGTGGTGCTAGACCTATTAAGGGATGGGCATTTAGACGTAGTTTATGTAGAACCTGACAAACCGCAACAAGGTGATATTAGATATGCTGATGGCAGTACTTGGAACCCCGGATCAGGAGAAGGAATTTATTTTAGAAATTCCGCTGGAGCATGGGTTAAACTATAAATTTGCAAATTACAAACACAGTTCTTTGTGGTTAAAATTGTCTAAATGTTATGACTACTTTGAAAAAACAATACAACGGAGCCTATGCTCTGATATTTATAATGCTAATGATTTGGTTAAACGAGTCTCTAAAGGACAAAGCGACTTGTGGATTGCCTACGACAAGGAAGATAACATTAAAGGATGTTTTGTAATAGGGTTTGCCTACTATCCTCAAAAAACAGGAATACTTGCAGAAGCTATGAGTACAGATAGTCCTGATTTTGATTTTAAAAATATTGTTCCTAAAATTGAAGAATATTACAAAGATTTAGGATACGAGTTTTGGGAAATGACAGGTCGAAGAGGTTGGGAAAAAATCATGGCACCTTTAGGATATGAATTTAAAACTATAACCTTGAGAAAGACACTGTAAGATGAGCAGTTTTTTTAGTAGTCCTCCTCCGGTAGTTATACAACAGCCGCAACAGGTTGCAGCAAGCGGTAGCGGAGAAGTTAAACCATATGCTCCTGTAGAGCCTTTTATTGAAGACTTGCTTCCGAGAATTGAGGAACAGTTTTCAATTGATCCTGTGCTGTTTCAAGAATCTTTAGTGCCACAGGACACTGCTGAAACTTTAGCAGCTAGACAAGGTTTTGCCAATCTTGGACAAACGGCAGCAGGTTTTGCTCCGGATTTCCAACAGTTGTACCAAGCTGATTTAACCAGAGGCATGGCAGACCCTAGCCAAGACCCGCTATTCTTAGCCGAAACAGGTGCCATTGCAGATCAAGCTCGTAGGCTTACAGAGCGTGATAAACTCCTTGCTCAGACGCAAGCCATACAGGCAGGACAGTTTGGCTTAGGTAGCACAGCCCTTGAAGAGCTACAGCAAAACCAACAAAGACTGAGGGAAGAAACTGTACAGAGGCAGTTGGCAGAGTCACTTGGTCGAGCAGAGCAGAGGCGCATAGGCGCTGCCGACAGAGCGCCCGGATTTGCTCAACAACAGCTACAGGCACAGTTGGCACAGCCATCTTTGCAGGAAGCAGTGGGCAGAGACCTCGAAACCAGAGAAGCTGCAAGATTGGCAGACCAAGCGCGATTGACACAGCAGCCTCAAGAGGCACAGAGAGAACAGCTGATTAACTTGTCTAACCTTTTAGGTGGCTTGGCTGGCCTTGGTACTTCTACAACCTTCCAGAACCAAAGCTCTGGCTTTACCTCACAAGCGTTCTCAGGTGGTCCAAGTCCGTTCCAGCAAACAGTAAGTGCAGTTGGTGCAGTGGCTCCGTTCTTTTCAGATGTTAAACTTAAAACCAACATTAAACAAGTTGGTAAACTTAACAATGGCATTAAGCTGTACACTTGGAACTGGACAGAAGAGGGTAAGGATATTGCCGGGGATCAGCCTGAGTATGGCGTCATTGCACAAGAAGTTATGGAGGTTGTGCCAGAAGCTGTCATTGAGGGCAACGATGGTTACCTTAGAGTTAGCTATGAAACAGTGTATAACCATGCTGAGTCATTTGATCACGTTTGCTGTCGCGAGGTAGGAGCTTAGACATGGGAGGCATTTCTACAGGTTTCCATCCATCAACAGCTGATATGGCTATGAATGATTTCGATGATGGTATGGAAGATGTCCGTGCTATCATGAAAATGAACAGGGAAGCTGACGCATTAGATGCTAACGACGAATTAAACATTGGCGCATCAGAAGAAGACGACGAGTTGCTCGACTTCAGCAATCCTACCAAAGATGAAGGTTCTGATTTATTAGAAGCAAACCTTTCGGACAAGATTAAAAACTTTGTTGACGGTTTAGACGCTGATGACTTTAAAGGACTAGGCGGTAAAGGCTCTGGACCACAGTTGTTGGGCAGCAGTGGGAGTCCAAGGCGTCCCAGCGACGAGGGCGTGACGGGTGCTAGGGGTTTTCGAGGGATGGAAAGCCCATATGCGGCCCCTAAATATTACTCTCCGCAAGGATCAGTGGAATTTCAAAAAATGGTTTCCGGACTTTTAAGTGATGTATTTAAAACAAGCATACGAAAACCTACAATACGGTCCTTGATTTAGGAGATAATGATGGCAACTTTGCAACAACTAATTGATAATTTTTTTGCAGACGGGACTAGCGTAACCACTGATCTTCCAGAAGAGGTTAGGAGGGGTTTGGGTCAAGATACCTCAGTTAAAACTCCTTTGACAGATTTAGCAGAAGCATCTAAACCCCGTCGAACTAGCTCACCTACAGGCTCCCCTGTTATTGATAGAATGCCTCGTTCTGGCGAGTTGAGAGAGGCAAGTGAGTTACGTAGAGGACCACAGCCGCGTCCTCAAGGCGGCAGTATGCCACTAAGAACAGTACCTTTAACGATAGAACAGATGGCGCAATTAAGGGCGGGTGCTGCACCTGCAGCAATGAGCGAGTTTGAGGGCGCAGACATGCCACGCCCGTTTGGTCGTTTTGGGCAAGTTACTGATCCCGGACAGTCTGAATTTATAGACTTTGATAGTCCAGTCCCAATATCAGGAGGTCGCCTTCCGGGCAGTGACGAAAACGAAGAGCTATTTGCCGACAACACTGCTCTATCACTTTTGCAAGACTTGCCAGCCAATCCAGCAGCAAGGGCAGCTAATCAAGTAACTGCCAATGTAGGAAAAGGTTTATCGTATGGCACACAATTGGCAAAAGCTCAAAACCAAGAAGGACTAATTAGCCAAGCTGCTGACACAATATCAGGATTGTTAGGCAATGTTGATTTTAAAGGACTGTTCCGGGTTTTGGCACGGCCAGAGTTTGTCGCACCAATGGGTCCGGGTCAGTCACCCTTGACCAACTTTGTCAACGCTGCTGCTGCTGATCGTACAGCGCAAGCTACTGCTAGGGCCGCACGGCAGAAAGCTGGACTGGAAGGATTTAAAGCTGAGACAGATCGACTGAAGGCACTAATGCCTGATCCTTCCAAGTTGCCTAAGCTTAATAGCCAAGTTGTTGATCTTACTACAGGCATTCAAGCTAATAAAACTTTAATAGAATTAGGCAACAAAATTAAAACCTCGCTTACTGCAAATATAGCAAGCACGGGTGGTCCCGGTGAAGTAGCCAAAGCTGTAGAGGCTATAGGCGCAGCTGTAGGATTTAGTCCAGAAAAAGGTGCGGGAAGTAGCGCACAAGAAATTGACGAGTACATTGCAAGAATGAGGATTCACGTTATAGGAACTGGTATATTTGGCAGAGAAGCAAATAAACAAGAATTAGCGTTGTTAGATAGCATATTGCCAAAATCTGGTTTCTTTAAAAGTAGAGAAAGCATACGAAGAAATATTGATGCTGCAATGAAAAGTGCTGAAAATTTAATGGCCATAAAAAACAATCTTTTAGTCCAAAGTGGATACAAAAGTTTTGAGGAAATGGCCAAACAACCTGTAGCATTTAGGCGAGGTATGTAATAATGTCTGAGCAACAAGCACAGGACATAGTAACTCTTAATGACGGTAGTCGCGTAAAAGTTCCAAATTTAGACAATCTTACAGACGCGGAAGTTACAAACCTTTTAGTAAAAAGTTTGCCAAATAAAATGGCAGGTTTGGGTTTTGGTCCTGATATCGAACGAGAGTACAATATTACAGACGGTGTGCCTGATCTTGATTTAAGATTCCAAGAGGCGCTTACTGCTGGAAACCCTAAAGAAATAAAAGCTGTATTTGATGACTTGGCAGGTCCGGGCAACTGGGGCATTGAGCCTTCTACTAGAAAACCATTTCTTACTCCACAAGGTCTTAGAAACTTAGGCATTGAGCCTAAAGATGACCGTAAAGTTTTTTTAGACGGTACAAGCACAGATTTGTACGACCTTACCGCTGATGCTACTAGAGAGTTAGCCATAGGTGCTGCGGCTTTGGCAGCTGAAGTGGCCATACCTGTACCCGGTAGTTTTCTGCTAGGGTTGGCAGCTAGGTCTGCTGCTGCTGGCGCTGGTGGAAGTATTGCCTCCCTAGGTCTTGAAGCACTACAAGAGCTACAGGGCTACAATAGAGAGTCTCCAGTTGAAATTATAAAAGACGCTGGCACAGAAGGAGCATTTATAACCGCCGCTACGTTTGCCCTAGGCGCTCCCTTTGGCGCATATGGCGCTATTGCCAACAGGGTAAAGTCAGCTGCTAAAGAAGTTGATCCGGGTGCGGTGCCAGTTAAGAACACAACTGTAGATGAAATGAAAATTGCACAGCGACAGGTTGCTGGGAGGGTTGGCGAAGAAGATGCTATGTTGCTGAGTATTCGTACTCTAGTCAACGAAGATGGGGCTATTGTAGGAAACCTGATGAGCAAGCTGGAAGGCATTGGGGCCAAGCAGGCAGGAGATGAGTTTGCTGCTCGCGCTGCTAACCTAGTAAATAAATACCGAAACACTTACCTAGCATCTATCAAAGCAGGTGATGATGAAGTCGTCACACTACGAAAATTAAAAGCTGCTCTTAGCAAAGACGAACAAAAATTGCTTGTAAAAACTGTCCGGAGTATTGAACAGTTTGATGAGACAGCTTTGGGCAAGGTTGGTGCAGCAGGACAAACTCTAAGGGGTTTTAAAAACTTTGCACATAACAAACTTACAGAACAGTACAGGGCTGGCCAAAAAGCATTTGACGGCCCTGAGTATTATGGTCAGTTTGACGTTATGAAAGGCAGAGCCGTTACTAACGACGAGTTAGCTGCTTTGTTAAATGCTGTATCAAAACAATCAAAAGTGTTAATAGACGACGTTGTAAATAGTGTCGGTCCTGGAAACCCTTTGCACACCCGTATTACATCTCGCGTTAAAATTAACGAAAATACAGGCCGTGCTGAAGCAGCAAAGGGAGGAGAGGGTACTGCGATTACCGCTGGAGATTTGCTAGAAGCGGATCGCAGAATGCGCCAGAAATCTTACAAATCGTCTTCTCCTAAAGAGACGCGAGAAAACTTAGAAATGTCTAAGCGTTTGCTTGATCAGATTGAGCAACTTAATATTGTTCCAAAAGGTTTTAAAAAGAGACTGCAAAAAGTAAACAAAGAGTATTCTCAGTTTGTCACTCCATATCGTGGAAAAGACGGATTGTTTGCACAAATTGCTGAGAGACCACAGACAGATGCTCAGAAGTACCTTACCAGTTTTGTTTCTGGTAGAGACGGCGCAGAGTTTTCAAAACTAATGGATGATCTCGACAAAGCTTTTGGTCCTAACGCTGTGGGCGGTAAGCTTGGGTTAGACACAAGGGACGAGATTTTGTCAGCTGTTGGTATCAACTTTATTAGAGAAAACAAACTTGACATTATAAACGCCGTTAATCCTTCAGTTGCTGCTAAAACTGCTCTTAAACGGATTAACATCATAGAAACCACAATTAAAAAACAAATGAACGGCGGTGCTAAAGCTAAACAAGCTACCGATCAAATTTTCAAAGGCAACGTACTTAGGGAATACAAGAAGCTGCTAAACGATGTTGCCAATGGGCGTCCTGCACAGGTTGACAAAGCTCTTACTGAACTTGGCATGACTATGAGCTTTAAGGAAGCTGGTCAATTTGTCAACTCTGTAAACAATGTTGCCATGAATTTGTCCAAAGCTGACCTAGACGGGTTTGCTGCACAGTTGAGAGCATTGGAAGAAGTGTCTCCTGACAGTGCCGAGTTTGTCCGAGACATGCTCTTTGCAGATAACTGGAGCAGGTTGTTTAAAGCTGTAGAAGCACAAGACCCCAAGGCTAGACTATTGGGTATCAAACAATGGGCAGACGATTGGACAGCAGCTAAATTGAACAATGCTGAAAACATGCGTTACATATTTGGAGACGAGTTGTTTGAAGGTGTGGATGACTTTGCCCTAAATATGAAAGGCTCTTTAAACATAGACCCTGTTGCTGGAGCATTGTCTGTGTCTGAAGACACGGTAGGTCTTTTCAGAAAAATTATAAATGGAAGTATAGGGGCTTTGCGTAAACCACTGACCTTTATCTTTTTTACTCGTCGGTTTGCCCCCGGTACGGCGGCGCATACAGCCACGGTACGAGGTTTACAAGCCGGTAAAACACCAGCTGAGATTACCAAAGAACAATCTGGAGCTGCTTTAAAAATGGCCAAGAAAGCTCAAGACTATGCCACGGGAGTTATGAATGCTAGGGACGGTCTGGTTGCTGCATCTATAGCGCACTACCTAGACGAATCAAACCAAGCGTCTCCCACAGAGGACGAGGTGCCAACTGTCAGGCCTCAGAAGATACAGGTAATGCAAGAAGCACCACAGCCACCAATGCAGGGTCTACCGCAAGACGTAGGCATAGCTGCGATACAACAGATAGCACAGATGCTGGGCGGCACAGGTGAGTCAGCATTAGCCCAAGGTGCGGAAATGGCAAGGGGTAGGTAGCATGATAGAGGCACTATTAGGATTGCTACAACAAAGTCCTCCACAGGCAGAGACAAAATTTTCAAGGTCTCTTTTGAGTGGTATAAAAGGGCAAGAAAGTCTGTTACAAGATGATCAACCACAGGTATCGTATGATAACCTTGCCCCACGGCCCCAAGAACTTAATCCACAAATAGACGGATTGGCTAGACTTCTTATAAGCGAAGCAGACGGTGAGTCTTTAGCTGGAAAACAAGCAGTTGCTAATGTTGTTGTAAATCGGGTAAACACAAACAAATACGGATTTAAAAATACAGACGATGTTTTAAAAAGTATTTCTAAACCGGGTGAGTTTGAAAGTTATAACAATAAAGCATACAAAAACGCTTCTAAATCTAAAAACTGGGATGATGCTGTTAAAATAGCAACAGCAGCTTATCAAGGCAGGTTGAAAGACATTACGGGAGGTTCTTTGTACTTTAGAAATCCTAATATTCGGGACGCAAAAAGAAAAAAAGGACAAGAGTGGTTTGACCGTAGAATAGGTAAAGGCGTTTTAGTTCCTTACTCCACTATTGGTAACCATGAATTTTATAGACAAGTAAAATAAATGGACGGCTCTATTGATCTCAGACTGGTAATGACACTGGTCGGTATGCTAGTATCTGTTGCTGGGGCCAGTGCAGTGGCTAAGATGCAGATTAAGGCTATCCTAGAAAAGTTGGATGACATGGAATCTAGGTTTCGCGTATTGGATTCCACCACTGACAAACAGGAAACCAGCATTGAAACATTGGAACAACGAATGTCTGTCCTGTCCGGTATGATGTCTCCCGACAACCTTCGCAGGGATCATATGACATTGGCAGAGTTAATGGCAAATGTGAAGCAATTGAGAGACGATGTAAACCATTTAGAAAAAATGCATAATACTGTACATCCACCTGTCAGCAATACTAGAAAGGCCCCATGATGCCCGTGCCATTTGAACTTATAACAATGCTAGGCTCAGGATTGATGTCAGGTCTTATGACGTTGTGGAGCCAAAGTCAAAAGGCGAAACAGGACGCGTTTAATCGTGCTATAACTGGATTAGCCGCCCGATCTAAAGCTACTGATCTGGCTAGGAAGTACGACAACAAAGGCTTCCAAGTAACGCGGCGCATCATAGCACTGTCAGCTGTCTTTGCCGTCATAGTATGGCCCAAAATTGTTCCTGTTTTGTTCCCAGATGTTCCCGTAATTGTAGGGTATACACAGTGGAATCCGGGATTTTTATTTTTTACAGAGGGTTCTGAATCTGTCTCTTGGCAGCATATGAAGGGCCTTGTTCTTACACCATTGGACACACATTTATTATCAGCGATTATAGGTCTCTACTTTGGAGCATCTATGGTCAAGAATGCGAGGTAGTTATGGGAAGTTTGGTATTGGGAAGTATGCTTGGTGGTGGAGGGGGCGGTGTTACAACCGTTCCGGGCCCCGCACAACCAGCGCCTCCAGCTTTTAGACAAGCAACGGCACAGGCCCCTCAAATGCCCGGCGTGCAGGCCCAGCAAGCTCCTATTGTAAACACAGGTGCAAAACAGCAAACTCCTCAAGTCGTACAAGACCCTAGAGAGGATGAGAAGCGTAAGCAAATGATTGAGCTACTGGTTAAACAGGGGCTTGATCAAAGACAAATACAGACAAGACTGGCAGAGCTAGATGATCAGAAATTTTTTCAAAGCCCCACTGAAAGAGTTAAGGAAACTCGCGAGGTTCCTCCCAGAGGTTTATTGTCAGTTGATGCAGATAAACCTGACAAGGAAGAAAAACAAGAGAAGCCACGGGGCATACTGGGGATATAAAAAGGGAGCGCCGAAGCGCCCCCATAGTATCAATTTAGTTTTATACGTTTAGGTTTCTTTTCATCTGGTAGCTTACGTTGTAACTTAATTCTAAGCATACCATCTTTCAATGTACCCGCATGAACAAATATATGTTCGCCTAACAGGAACATCTTTTTAAACGGCCTAGAAGCTACTTTATTGAATAAAACTTCTTGGCCATCGTCTTTGTTTTTTAACCCCTCAGAAGATATGTGCAAGATGTCTTCCTTTATCTCTACAATTACGTCGTCTTCAGAAAAGCCTGCGACTGCCATTGTTATTTCAAAGCTGTCTTGTCCCGTCTTGACAACGCTATGGGGTGGGTAGTGGTCGCGTGACATAACGTCTTGGACCTTTAAAACATTATCCAACAGACGCTCGAAACCTAGTGTAGCATTACTTGGAAACATAACTTTCTCCCTATGGCAAGATAATTGAGAAGCCCACGATTGGCACTTCTCGTTACTAATTATACCACAGTTGTACAAAATTGTCTACCTAAAAGGTGGACCGTATGCCCAACCAGTAAGGCTATATCGAGTGCCTTCAGTTACTGGCATGACCCTGTGGAAATAGTAACTGGGAAAGACGATAAACTTTCCCCTAGTTTTCAAAGCTGGTTCCTCAATTATTCTTTTTTTGTATTTCCAGTTTGGCTGGCCCCAGCTGAATTGAAAGTCTCCTCCTTCATAGTCATCGTTTAGAGAAGCGGTAAAGGTAAGTTTTCTCATTTTACCACCCGGTATTATATCGTAATGCCAACCGTACTTCTCACCTTCAGAGTATTTACTAAGCTGTAAGTTCTCCATGCCTAGAAGATCAAACCACCATCCACAATGGAAGTTGGCTTTTTGTATCCAAGAGAACATTAGCTTTTTAAAGTCTTCATTTTCAATGGGGAATACAGAGTTAGTTCTAACATTGCTTTTACCACCAAGAACTTTGGATTCTTGTTCGCCTATCCTGTCGGACAGTTGCATTATTGCTTCGCAAAAATCAGGTGTTAAATCAGGCAGTGCTTCACCAGAATAAAAAACCTCACCGTACATCGTTATACTCCACAGCTGCCGCCGTGTCCTGTGATATCGCAGATGTCATGGGTTTCGATGGATTCTTCAAAGACTTCCCCCAACTTTCCCACAGCGTCGGAGTAGGGGACGGGGGTGAGAGGCTGTCCCCCTCGGCAGCCATCAGGGTAAACAGTAAAGCCCCGCAACCTGTGAGCATGGTCTGCGAGAGTAGAAGCAAAATCACTGACAGTATCTTCATTGTTTTCCTTACTGCCCCACTGGGGGAGATTAATTGTGCTGGATATGGACATATCAACATAGTCTTGCACATCTGCTTGGAATTTTATACGACGTTTGTAATCGTCTGCCAAGTCTAAAGCTGACTCAATGTTTTCCGGGTCTGCTCCATACAGATCAATCAATTCTTGGGCAGCACTGTCTACAACATATTGATAGTGCCACTTAGTCCCGTTCTTTAAATAACGACGTTTATAGGCCACAGCAAATATAGGCTCAACGCCAGTAGAAGTACCAGCAAGAATACCAATACTCCCCGTTGGCGCAATAGCTCTGTTAGCAACAGGAACGGACACGCTAAGAGTGTCAGCAAAGCTAGAGCTAGTAGCATCAGACATGCTTTTGTATACCCGCAACCAGCGGTGAAGCTCTGGCGTAACTTCATAACGACTACCTCGTTTGATTAACCATTCATGCATACCCATCAATCCAAGGCCCAGTCGTCGGTACTTTTGTCTAACCTCGTAGACCTTTTCATATGGCAACTCAGCTTTGACAGTACCACACAACAAAAACTTTGTCGCCAAGGTTACGACCTTTTTGAAGTCTTCTAGGTTATCAATACGTCCAAGGTTGCAGCTGCCAAGATTACATACGTCACTATCTTTGTCGCTGACGACTTCGGTGCAGGCGTTCCTGAGAGTTTCGTTTTCTTTGTCAAAGAAGTTAAAACTAAATCCGGGCTCTGCTGTGCTTAGTGCCTGACGCACATTAGCTTTGAAGACATCGCCAACATCGCCCGTGTTCCAATAGTTCAAAAGCCACTCTGTATCATAATTTACAGAGATGTTGGTCATGTCTAGCGGTGCGGCAAAATTAAAATCTTGTTCCTTAATTTGTCCAATGGACATACCAGTAGAACCTACGGGCATGTCATACCAGTTTTTGCTATGTAGGAACGTCTCAATGTCCCGGTGTTTCCAGTTAAGGCTTGCGTAGATAGCAGACCTACGGCTACCTCCCTGCATGACCCTACGACCTATCTCGTTGATCATTTGCATCTTCGGGATAGGACCAGATGCTAGACCACCTGTCTTACTCAAACCAGTGCCCTCTGGTCGGTATACAGAGTAGTCTATACCAATACCCCCACCAGTCATTAGACAACTCTCTGACTTCCAGCTTAGGTTTGCCCAATCCTCCCTAGAGTCCTCTTCTGCCTTTAACAAATAACAATTGTTGAAGAACTTGGACGGACGGCCAGCATAATACAAATACCTGCCACCGGGGATAAACTTCAAATCGGTGATAATCTCTGTCAAGTCGTCCAGTTCATCCTTGGGGAGAAACTCTCCACACACATCATCGACCAAGGTTTTGGCCAAGTCTGCCCAAGTGTGACAACCTTGGTGAGCGTACTTTTGTTTAAAGATGTCCTCGCTAAATTTAGAGCGGAACATTGGGTTTTCATTTGATTTAAAGATCATGGCAATCCACAGGTCTGAGTTTGAAGTCATCAATATAGTAGTTTACTTCCTCTTGGAAAGCAAGCAACAGCTGTATAGGTTCTAGGCCAAGAATGTCTATGATCTGCTCACAGCTGTAGGCCCTTGCTAAATCTCCAAGCTGTTCATCAGAAAGAGTGGGCATTTTCTTCCCCCTTCCCTACAAAGAACACAGGACGGCCTGATCTAAATTTGAGGTCTAGCTCGCCATCCCAACAAGTATGTTTGTGGGAACAGTAGGAACAATTGACGCCAAGCTTCTGCCTACCTGTCTGCCTGTCCTTGACCGTCTCAAAGCACCTGTCAGGCGGCTCCGGAAGCTCTACGGCTTCTTTAACCTCTTTAATCTTTAACTTAGTGTTCTCCAGCTGAGAGTGTGTGTAAGTGGCAAGTTCTCCACTGCTTTTGTCAAATGCAAGAAACGTGCCACGTTTTTTGTTAAGGGCGTTACCATAACCGCTCATCTGAGATATGTAGCCAAACGGATCATCGTCAGGCAAAGTACCATTTTTGAACTTCTTCATTGCAAACGACGACGCAGATTTAATGTCAACCAGTTCGTCATCTATGAAGCAGTCTATGTGTCCCTTAATACCATCCATCTCAATCTCTGCTTGTTGATTGGAAACGTAATGACCAGCTTCCTTGGCTAGGTATATCAGGAACGCTTCTACGATATCTCCTATCATAAACTTCAAGCGGGTCTGTGGACTAAATTTTTCAGCTTGTTCGTCACCATTGATATCATACCATAACGATCTGCTGCATGGTTTCCCAATGTTGGACATGCGTAGCCTGCTAGGAGAATCAGAGGTAGCCATCCACAACTGTCGTCTTACAGCTTCCATAATAGAACTACCCAAAGCGAACAAGGCTTCCTGATCTGGATTCTTTTTCCCGGTATCGACAAGATTATAAATGTCTTCTACCAAGGTATCTATAGTTTTAGTCTCGCTCACTTTCATACTCCATTGCTACTATGTTTTTGTAAACCTTTTGATTACCCCGTCGTAATCTGAACAAGCCGCTTTTGTTATAACCGTTCTCCTTACACCATTGTTCTACTGTTTGATTTTCTACCAGTACCTCTATGCCGCTGTCATACAGGATATAAAAATTGCCTCTGTATCTTCCGTTGCCTGTGCCTTTAATTTTTTGTTTGAAATCTTCATCATAGCTTCTTACAGGACGGTAGAAACGTCTTCCTCCAACGTGGGCGTTATAGTATTCCTCGCTTTCCAAAACCCCCAACTGCATCTGTATTTTTTCTTCATTGTAATACAGATCACGTTTGTTGTCGCACAGCATTAGGATGACAAATGTAAATGCGTCCGGGCCTAGCTCTTCAATGTGGGGCTTTAGGTATTTACCGCTGGAGTAGTAGTAACGCCACTCACTGGCCCTTACACGTTTGCGTTTTTTGAACTTCCACAGGTGCTTGCATCCTATGTAGCTCTTACCGGACTGCTTATGGGTAATCTGATAGACGAACCCAAGGTGCTTATCGGGATTGAACTCGCCTACCAGACTAATGTCCCAATGTCCGTAATCTTTCCTACTAGTCACCTAGAACGGAACGTCGTCGCTCATCTCGTCAACGACAGTTCTCTTAGGCGTGGAAAAGCTACCGGGTTCGTCATCCAAACTGACGTACTCAATGGGATCAGTGATCTTCACAGCGTTAATGAAGGTAGTTACCCCCTGTCCGTACTTGTTGTTGTAGGGACGCTGGGAGAGGCGTACAACGCCTTTGGAACCGTTACTGAGTTGGGTTGGCCCCTTGTACTCGTTCTCTTCGCCGTCTACCAAAGTAGGCTTATAATTGCTCTTCAGCTGGACGTATGGCATATCGTCCATCTTGCCATCTTCCTGCTTGACGCTCAATCCCAAGTTACGAGCAGCTTTGACCTGATCTCCCTCAAGACCAAGGGCGACAGAATAACGATCAAACTTGTCTGTCTGATCAAAGATGAACGGGTAGAACATTACGCCTTCAAGATAAGAGTATTTGTTTGCCATTAGTGTATCTCACTCCAGTTGTTGCCTACCTGTACATCACATTCCAATTTGCAACGTAGATTGTAGGCTTTGTTGACTTGCGATATAGATAGTATAACAGATTCTGTGGTAGCGTCAACATCTTTTTCTGCACTCTCCAAGACTAATTCATCATGGATCATGGCTACAATTTTGGACCGTATGCGTCTCCTTCTAAGGTAATGATCGACATACATAAACCACTTTTTCATTAGAACAGCTGACGATCCCTGTATCAGGGTGTTCAAACTAGCGTGACCAGAGCGTACACGCAGAACCCTACCGTCAATAGCCTTGAGCCTGCCCTCACTTTCACCCTTTCTGATGACGGCCTCGCTAAGTCTTTTATAGGCTGGCATGTTGGACATAAAGCGTGACCGTAGCTCTGCCCCGTCCTTGGCACTCCCATTGACCACAGCGCCTATCTTGGCATCCCCTGCACCATACAGCAACGCATAGATGAATGTCTTGGCCTGATCCCTAGTGTCAAGTCCTGCCATCCTTTGGTTAGCTGTGTGTACGTCGCCTTCCAAGACCTCCTTGGTGAACTTGTCGTCGTTCATGTAGTGGGCAAGTACCCTTAGCTCTAAGCCTGCTGCATCTGTGTCTAGCAGTTTGTTGCCAGTAGCAGCTTTGAACAATTCTCTACATTCTTTGCCATACTGGACCCGTACAGCTGGAACCTGTTGCAGGTTAGGATCAACGCAACTCATCCGGTTTGTTATTGCTCCCAAGGTGCGATACTTGCAATGCACCCTGTTTTCATCTGTACAAGATTTGACCCATGACTTTACAAGGGCAGAACGCTTCTGAAGCATAAAGTATGTAGCCAGTGTCTCCGCAACTGGAATGCTACAATTAGACAGTGTTTTTTCATCCACCTTTGGCTGGCCAGTAGGCGTGAGTTCTGTAGGAACCCATCCTAGTTCTATCAACCTAGATGCTATTTGCTGCCTAGACGCTGGGTTAAACTCTGTGATCTTATCCTTCAATCTCTTGCCAGTCTTGTCAGAGTATCTCTCCTCGACAATTGGCGGGAACAGGTTGCGACACTCTTGCTCGATCTGCTCTTGTTCTAGTACGAGATCATTGTACAACTTAACGGCCTTGTCTTTGTCCAACTCAAAACCGTTGTTACTGATCCTGTCTGCCACAATCCTCATACGATGCTCATCTGATATAGACTTTTCCGAAAACTTTGACATGGATGCCTCTAAAAGATGATACACCTTGCTACATAACAAGACATCTTGTTTACAATATTCCAACATCTCCGTGGTGTAGGATGAAAAGTCATTGAACTCTATCTTTTCACACCCCAGTCTCTGACCCCATGCCTTTAAACTGTGGCCTCCTTCTCTGGCAGGGTTGTCCATCATAGACAGGATAAGAGTGTCACGCATGTTCTCTATCTTCAACCGTATACCCCACAGTCTAGCCAAGACAGGAAAGTCAAAGCTTAGACCATTGTGAGCGACAACAACGGCATTGTCGAGATAATCTTGTAAACCATCGCTCGTGGTCCATTCAGTAGACACAGAATTTTCCAAGGTGACCGCACAGTATATCTGTGTGGCATCTAGGTCATCTGTTTCTATGTCTATGAAGACAACTCGCATTATCTTTCTACTCCAAAGCTATCTGTAAAACCAGAATCTTGAAATTCTTCTGGTTCGCCCATCAAAGCCTTCCAGCTTATGGGAAACAAGTTTTTACACTCGTTGGATATTAATGAGGCAACCTCACTGGTCTCTTTCTGTGCGTCCTCGCCTAACCTAAGTTTACAGACCCTAGAAAATGCATATACCGATCCTGTCCAATACCATTCAGTAAACATACTCTGTGGCAAAACCATTCTTGCCATCTCAGGTGCAACGCCTCTGTCTAACAAAGTCTTGTAGGTCCACAAGCAGGTTTGAATAACGTGTCCATAAGGGTCTACCATAGCTGGGCCAGATTTGGTAGACGGGTTGATGTCGATTATCTCTTGAGAACTACCTTGTTTTTTGTCTACAGGTTTTCCCCTCCACTCCTTGGGCTGGTAGAACTCAGGTTCTTGATCGACATATCGCCTGCTGATTTCGTTCCATGCTAATCCTACCTGATGTTTTGCCAACTGCCTAGCGACGAAGATGGGAGCCTTGATCCGAAACTGTACGCTGGTGTGGGCAAATGGTGACCAATGATTATGGTCGGCAAGATACTTAATAAGCTTTATGTCGTTAAGCTTTACCCAACTATGCTCCTTGTCAAAGCTTACCCGTGCAGCATTGACCACATTGAGGTCGGTTCCCATGTAACCTTTCAAAACCGCTTCGATCATCCCTGTCCTCTCCTCCGTTTCTTCATGCCTGTAAAGCCAGATCGTTTGGAAACCTTTTTACAATGGTTAAACGGACGTAACCGCCTACGCCTACGCACTTTGGTTCTGGGCGTGTAAGTAAGTGTATTTGTTTTAGCCATCGTGCTTGTTCATAACCTCCACAGCGTTTTTGATACGCCAAAAAGCCGATACGAGTTTTTGATAGTCGCTCAACCACATATCTCCGTCACACTCCATCAGGGTGGACACTGGTTCACACACCATCGGCTCTATGCGTTTGATAAATTCTTCGGCTGTAATTTGCTCGTCATGCGCCCACTGGATTAATTGAGACATTTTAAAACTCCTCTGTTACTACGTCCATTCTACCAGAACTCTTGTCGTATAGCAAGCGGTCAGCTGCGCCTACATCGCCAGTGTATCGACATTTGAGAACTCTCAGAGTGGTGGTGTTACACTCAACCGGATCATCACTCTGTGTGTTTCGCTCCAAGGATATCACGCTGTCGCTGATCTGAGATATGCCGTGACTTCCCCGGAGGTGACCTAGATTGACCTCCATACCTTCCTCATGTGACCTGTCGGAGGACAACCGTCTCAGGTGTGTGACTAGATGGATACAGCAACCCGTTTCCTCAGTAACCTGTCTCAGGAGGGTCATGGTGCGGTCGATGGCCTTTCGTTCGTCAGTGATCTCCAATCCAGACACTAGGATGCTCAGGTGATCGATAAATATCACTTGACAATCTAAACCCTGTACCATGTACCGCACACGATCCAGAAGGTCGTCCATCTCCAATGACCCGAAGTGGTCATAGATAAATACTCGTCCGGTTCCCAAAGTATTGTCGAAGTATTCCCTGATTTGTTCTCTCGAATACTTCTCGAATACTTCATTAAGATGCAAGCGGTCGTTGGCCTCAACGGACAGGATGCCACGCCTAGTACGATCCACTGATTCTTCAAGGGCAATGATGCCAATATTTTGATCAGTGTTCTTTAAGTAGTAATGCTGTAGCTCCCTTAGCAAGGAACTCTTGCCAACGCCAGTGCCAGCTGCCCAAGTGACGATCTCCCTAGCCCTAGTGCCAAGCGTCTTGCTTTGTAGCTGTGGGAAGGGGAAGGGGATACTGCGTAGGTTCTGCTCTGACCACAGCCCGTCAAAGTCTGTGGCAGCATTGCGTATGCCAGCTGGGGTGTAGCATTGGGTATTTTTCAACCGTGCTATGAACTCATTGTGTAGGCCCTTGGAGGTGTACTCACAAGCGTCCTTGTGTTCTAGCTCTACAATGTATGCCTTGCCGGGTCGGAGCAGTCTGGCGCAGCGTTCAGCGTTCTGTCGAGCTTCTGGCTCTGCATCGAAGCAGATGAAAACCCGCTTGAACTTCTCCAAGAGTTCAAGATTGTTTTTGAAGTCACGCTCTGCGCTTGCCTGTCCTGATCGTATGGACATGGCGTGGACAATCTTGGACGAATGGTTGCCCTTGCTATAAGTCTTGGCATCTGGAGAGACACTGTTAGCCATTTGAAACGCCGCCAGTGCATCTGCCTCGCCCTCGGTGACGATCAGGGTATTGGAGCTTACCCCGACATCCTTGCCTAGGGTGTGCGCTCCGAATAGAACCGTATTCTTAAAGTCTCCCTCTGTTTTGAACTCCTTCCCTGCCAACCTGATCTTAACGGCTGTCCGCATACCATCACCGTCAAAGTAGGGAAAGACAACTCTTAAATCAGATGCGGTCACTCCGTAAAAATCTTGGACTGCCGTAGATATATTTCTAGCGGACCAAGGTGTGTCTGATTTGGGTTTCTTCCTCAAGGGTTCCATGTAATCCTCTATGTTATTACCGTAGCTGTTACAGCTGAAGCAGTAGGTGTGACCATCGTCGTAGATTGCTAGGGCATCTGATGACCCGCATTGGTCACAGGGTTGGTGTGTTTTGACTGCTACGACATCACTCATTAATGGTTCGCCTTTTTTCCAAGCATACGATTAAGACCATCGTCGTCATCGTCTTCCTCTTCTAATTCTACATCAAAGTGTGGCTCTTGGTCAAGGTACATTTTGAACTCCTCAAGGGCCATGCAGATAAAGTACTCCGCTGGCTTGTTGTTGAGTTCAGCCATTTGCTGTAGGAATGGTTTTACCGACTTGTCTAGGCCGAATACGTCCTCCAAACCTTGCATAAAAACTTGGAATGGCAGTGATGGTGTTGATCCCTCTATCATTTGAACCTCTTGTACAAAAGATATGTCATCGTTAAGACAAATATGTAAACGGCAACCTGTATTGCCTCGGAGAAATGCAGGGTGTCGAGTGGAAAGATTTCATCTGCCAACATTGGCCATCTCCCCGGCAAGTGCCGCATATCCTGCTATATCAATGAAGCTGTCATCCTTGGGCGTTTCAATGCTACGGGCAACTTTCATCAGGACAAGCATCATGGCGACATCAATAGGCGTCAGGTCATCAGGTTTGGACCGGACATAGGTTGTCCACAATGCCGCAATCCTAGCATGGTTGAGGTAAGCGTCTCCGTATTCCTTGGCACGGTCGCCATTGATCAGGTCACAGGCGGTTTGTAGAATTTCGTCTCTATTCATCTTCGACGCCCCACACCGGAACTTCCTCTATATAATAACCCTTGGGTTTCAATCCTTCATGTGAAAAATTGTTGTTCATGACTTCTTCAGCGTCGTAGTATGGGCGCTTTTTGCGCTTAACGTGTTTCAACTCTTTTTTGGTATTCATGCTTCTCTCCACGTTGTAGTCTTGTATCAATAGTGATCCAATGAAGGATGCAAGCGGTCAATAGGCTCCTCCTAGTCTATTTCATAGGTGAACGTCTGGCGTATGGCATGACGACAATCAGAACATATGTCGTTATGTAGTGGCTGGCTGTCTGGTAGT